TTTGTCGACGATAGTAAAGAACGTGATCAAATGTCTCAAGGTGGCACTCCACAACTCGTGCAACCTGGACCAGGGAGACCTGGGTATTCAGGAACAAAAACTAAAGCTGAAATTGATGCAATGGTTCCAACACGAGATGAGAGAAGAAAATTATATAAGCAAAACGATTTAACTGTTGAAGGAAAACCTATGACTCGAAAACGTAAAGCAGTTTTAGGTGAAGACTTATATACACAAATAGATGATTATATTACGGAGACAACAAAAGCGGGTCAAGATTTAAGCCGAAAAGGACTTGGGGAAGCTTTAGGGTATAAAAAATATAAGAAAGGTCAGGCTATGGGCCAAGGCAGTATTAATAAGGTTATAGCTGCTTATGAAAAAGCAAGAGGAATTGATTTAAGCCCAAGACTAAAAGACTATAAACTCACTAAAGATTCAGAGTGGGTTAAAGAAGTTATTAAAACAAGAAAAGAGACGGGAAGCACTCGGGCTACTGCTAAAGCCTTAGGAGTGGATAGAAAAACCGTTAGAAATATTCTTCATCAATTTGATAAAGACTTAATTGGAGAAGCTAATCTTCGACAAAGTAATAAATGGAATTATAAAAAAGTTAGAGCCCAAAGAGAACGTGAGTTAATTAAACGGCTTGGAGGAAAAGACAACGTAGCTGTTCAACAGTACATGAAGCTTTGGGATGATGTTGTCGACATGAACGAAGATATTTTAGAAATGAGTGATGGTGCGATTTGGAAGAATGAACGAATTAGACAATCGATGAACTTGGATGTGACAGGATTAAAAGCGGGAGAAGGTATTAACTTTGATAAATATAAAAATTTATCTAAAAAAGAGTTTGCGGCTAAAGTTAAAGATATGGCTTCTAAAAATAGTTTTTATACCGCTGAACACAGTATTCCAATTGCTAGTGAAAAACTAGCAGCAGGTTTTCCTAAAAATATTCAAGTGGCATCAGGTAAAATTGGAAGTCAATTAGAAGCTATTAAATTGTATATTAAAAACAATCCTGATGGAAAACATATTCCTGCACTTAATGAATTTTTAGAGGAGTTTGATATTCAGATTCGAGAAGGCGGAAAGACCTACGGATGGAATAATCCTAAAGATAAAGCAGGATTAAATGTCTTTCGTACGGACGCTGGTACTTCTGATATTGTTCAATCCGCTATAAACAAAAGTCAAACGGGAACAATTAATAATTCAAAATTCAGAAGCATTCCTAAAGCTACAAAAATATCTGTTCCTGCAGGTTCTAGTCGAGTATCAAGTGTAGCAGGGGTTTTAGATGATGCACTTAAAACTAAAACAGCTAAAAATATTGGAAGAATAATTGGAAAATTTGGAAAGAAGGGTGCCAGGTTTCTTGCATCGGATTGGGTCTGGCCTGAAGTTGCGATTGCATGGGCAGAATATAAGAATCGAAAACAAAAAGGACAATCCACAGAACGAGCTAGAAGTGAAACACTTAAGATGGCCTCATTAGGTTTCTATGATCAACAAGGAACAGAGAAAGACATTATTAAACAAGCCGAAACGTTAGGTTATGAAGAAAATGACATTCAAGCGCTCGATAATTATATGAAGATCCTTAAACTTGATGAAGAAATTCAAAAGAAGTTACGAACTATAGAGGCAATGGAATTAGGGGCTGTTGAGCAAGGAGTTTATGGAAAGGCCGAAGAGATGGAAAAAGTTCAGATAGGCGCAGAAGGAGGGGCTCAAGCTTTAAGAGATGAAGTTGCTGAAATGAAAAAAACTAAGGAAAGTTTAACAGGTTTTTATTTTGGGGCTCTTGAACGTGCTGGAGATAAAGACACGGGTTATGGTGGTGAAATATTTAGTAAATCTCTTAAATCTTTATCTGATACAGAGTTTAATGCTTCTTTAGAAGATAGAATGAAACAAGCGGACCCTTATGCTGGAGGGATAGGAAGTTGGTTGAATACAAATGTTTTTACTTTAAATGCTCCAGAGCGGCAAGCATTACAAGAACGAATAGATGCAATGAACCCCGAAGAATTAAGAGAATTTAATATAGAACGAGGCGTCTTACCAATTGGTCCTACTTATGATGCTTATGATCCAAGAAAAATGGAAGGTTTATATGAGACTATGGGTTATATGTATCCGAAAGCTGAAGGCGGAATAGCGAGTTTAAAGAAAAAATGAAAAACCCAACGTTAGTTAAAAATATGCAACATGTAAAATGGAGTCAGATTCCTCCTTTACGAGGACCGAATCCAGAAGGCTTGCGCAAAGAAGTTAAACAAGATACAAAGAAACCGGAGAAGTTAAATGGCAGACAATCGAATAGATAAAGCTCTCCCGAATACGTTGACTGATGAGAAGCTTCCTGGAGAAGAAGTTATCGAAGAAGTCGATATTGCAGAGGAGTTAGGGAAAAAACCAATTGAAGTAACGCCTGAAGAAGATGGTGGAGCAACAGTTGATTTTGATCCACAAACCAATCCTAAGATTCCAGGAACCGAATCTCATTTTGATAATCTCGGTGATCTTTTACCTAATGAAATTTTAGACCCAGTCGGTAATAAACTGACGGGGGATTATATGGACTATAAAATGTCCAGAAAAGATTGGGAACAATCTTATATTACAGGTATAGATCTTCTAGGATTTAAATACACGAATAGGACTGAACCTTTTCAAGGCGCGAGCGGTGCAACGCACCCCGTTCTTGCAGAAGCGGTTACACAATTTCAAGCACAAGCTTATAAAGAATTATTACCCTCTGACGGACCGGTAAGATCTCAAATTATTGGAGCTTCGACTCCTCAAAGACAACAACAAGCCGATCGTGTTAAAGATTTTATGAATTATCAAATTCTGGATGTTATGAAAGAATATGAACCTGAATTTGATTCGATGCTGTTTCATTTACCGTTAGCAGGATCGACTTTCAAAAAAGTTTATTATGATGAACTTTTAGGACGAGCGGTTTCAAAATTTGTTCCAGCGGATGATCTTGTGGTTCCTTATACGGCAAGTTCACTCGATGATGCAGAAGCTGTGGTGCATGTAGTAAAAATGTCAGAAAATGATTTAAGAAAACAACAAGTAATAGGATTTTATAGTGACATTGAACTGGCAGCACCCAGTTACCCACCAGACGACAGATTAAAAGATGCAGAACGAAAATTAGAAGGCACTCAACGTACTGCACGAAACGAACAACTTTATACACTCTTAGAGTGTCATGTTAATTTAGACTTAGAAGGATTTGAAGATTTACATCCTGAAACGGGTGACCCGACAGGAGTAAAATTACCATACGTCGTAACAATTGAATATGGTAGTCAAAAGGTTCTTTCAATACGAAGGAACTTCGCGCCCAATGATCCATTGAAGAAGAAAATCCAATACTTTGTCCACTTCAAATTTCTGCCAGGACTTGGATTTTACGGATTTGGACTCATTCACATGATTGGCGGTTTGAGCAGAACTGCAACGGCTGCTCTCCGCCAATTATTAGACGCAGGAACATTATCCAATTTACCAGCTGGATTTAAACAAAGAGGTGTGCGTGTTAAAGATGATGCACAACCCATTCAGCCAGGAGAGTGGAGAGATGTCGATGCACCGGGTGGAAATTTAAAAGATTCATTTTATAATTTACCTTACAAAGAACCTTCACAAACGCTTTTACAATTAATGGGAACCGTTGTAGCGGCAGGTCAAAGATTCGCGGCTATTGCAGATATGCAAGTGGGCGAAGGAAATCAAAATGCGGCTGTTGGAACAACGATCGCTTTACTTGAAAGAGGTTCACGAGTCATGAGTGCAATTCACAAAAGACTTTACGTAGGAATGAAACAAGAATTTAAACTTTTAGCAAAAGTGTTTTCAACTTTTTTACCTCCCGAATACCCTTACGATGTGGTGGGAGCTGCAAAAAATATTAAACAAACCGACTTTGATGACCGAATTGATGTTTTACCGGTAGCGGATCCAAATATCTTTTCTATGTCTCAACGAATTACAATGGCACAAACAGAATTACAACTTGCGATGTCGAATCCTCAAATGCATAATTTATATGTAGCGTATCGCAAGATGTATGAAGCAATCGGGGTCAAAAACATTGATCAGGTATTACCTCCACCGCCGCCTCCTTTACCAAAGGATCCGGCTTTGGAAAATATTGATGCTTTGGGACAAAAACCGTTTCAAGCATTCCCTGGTCAAGACCACCGAGCGCATATTACATCGCACTTAAATTTCATGGCAACAAACATGGTGAGAAATAACCCACCCGTTATGGCTGCCTTACAGAAGAATTGTTTAGAGCACATTTCACTCATGGCTCAGGAACAGATTCAGCTTGAATTTAGAGAAGAAATGCAAATGTTGCCACAAATGCAGCAACAGGCCGTACAGAATCCACAAATTCAGCAACAGATGCAACAAATTTCTCAAAAAATTGAAGCGAGAAAGGCAATTTTGATTGCAGAAATGACTGAAGAATTTATGAAGGAAGAAAAGAATATTACTTCCCAATTTGACCATGATCCACTATTAAAACTTAAAGCAAGAGAAGTGGACTTGAAAGCAATGGAAAATGTGCGTAAAGAAGAAGAAACAAAGGCAAGAATTGATCTGGATAAAGCTAAAT